GTCCTATATGGCGCCCGAGCGCCGAACTGTGCTGAAATACCCCGTCATAACGGGCGTCCTTTACACCATTGAGACTGTATTTGTGTTTTACGCGCTGAATACCGTTACATTGAGTTATTATACCATCTTGCGGTCCGGATTCATTATTTTCAATATTCCGTGGTTCAGGTTTCTCTTGAAAAAACCGGTGACACGACTGTATTATGCGAGTTGCGCGTCGTTGCTCGTATCGCACGTGATAGTGGCGTCGCAGTATATATACGCGTATTCGTCGGGCGGCGGTGGCGGCAATGTCATCCAAAACACCGTGATTATATTGGTATCGTGCGGTTTGAATTCCGCCTACAATAACATCATAGAGTATTCAATGTCGAAACACGGCGATATTATGACCAATATTGATTTCCAAATCATATTTCAGGCGACATATTTCGTGCTTGCGGTTCCTTGGGCGGTGGTTTATACCGTGAAAAACGCGCCGCCCATTACTTCGGGGACGTTGACCATGTATTTCTTCATCGCGTTTGGGCTCCAACTTTATATGTTCAACAAAATATACATTCTGAATAGTAAAAATAGCGTCATCCCCGCGAATATATTACTTAGCGGGTTGGATATTGTGCGTCGTGTCATCCAGTTGACGTATTCATTCGTGTGTTTCAAAGAGCCGTTTGATGCGACGATTGGCGTGTCGCTCGTGTTTTTGGCGGCGTCTGGCGGACTCTTATTGTATCAGTATATACGGGATTACCAGGGCGCAATTGACCGTCATCGGGTGCTAGAGGACGGTGACGGCGGCGACGGCGGCGTAGAAATGGAAAATGTGTAGATACAAGTAAACATACTCAATGTCATATAAACCCTAATCGCGTTTATATTACATAAATACATCATACCAACCTTTAACAAAAGATGGTCCAACTCATCCCTCCGTCCGCTTACGCGCCAGCTGACGCGAATCCGACGCGTTCGGAGATAGACGCGTATATTCACGGCGGCTATGGTTCGGCGGCGGCTGATGCGGAGACCTTGCGCGGCATTGTGCGAGAGATTGAGTGTAAAAGCGGCGCGGGGGCCCTTCTTCATCCGGCCGAGGAGTATTTCGCGGAGCATTGTTCTTCATTACTATCATTATAATTACTATCATTACGATGACGATTACGCAGTATCTGCTGGATGTTGTGGCGGCGCATCCTTATCAATCGCCACATTCTTCGCCACTCTCTTTATGACCTTGGCGATGTTGCCTAGTGATATCGCGTTACTTATTTTCAAATACCGTTTGTTCTCACGTGTGCCGTCATTTATACAGTTTGGATGCTGATTCGCCCATTCTTCTATAAGCGCCTCGTTCTTCTTTTCCAACGCAAGGATGGCATTCGCCATTTTCGGATGCCTGGGTCCGTCCCGTTCCCATTGATTATCCACCCTCACGTATAAGGTCTCGCGCTTGGCGTCGCTACAATGGACCGGGCGCTCGCATACATCCATCTTTTGGAGATTGTCTATCAGGATGTTTGACATTCCCTTTACATAACCATCACGTTCCACATTCTCGAGGTCGGTGAGGTTCAACTGGATAAAATTCACGAAGTCCGTCATATTCATTGCGTCTTTACATTTCTCGTTGAGGAACCGGTTCATATTGAATGGGTTGGTGGTGGGGGTGATGGAGGATGGGGATGGGACTGGGGGTGGGGTTGGTGCTGGGGTTGGGGATGGGGTATGTGTTTGTGAATTCTTCATCAGTTCCAATATTTGTTCCTGTAAATGGTTGTTGGTTTTTATTAGTTCAAACATCATTTTCTTACAAAATTGCGTGTCGGTTATCATATTTCGAATGTCTGTTGATGTTATTTTGACATTATCATCTGGGGAAAATTCGTCATCGGTGTTTATTTGTGATAGATTATTGGATACGGGTTCATAATTATTTTGGTTCATCATAGGACACGTTCTCCTATGACGACTTAACGCAGAAAGGTGAGCATATCTTTTATTACAGTATCTACATGTATTTGAAGGAATCGCTGTGTGCGCAGTTGAATGATCTGCGGCCGCCGCTACGAGTAACCCTTCATTTTTTACCATTGTCTGATGTTTACGGGTAGAAAGATGTATATCGTAATTGCTTTTGTAAGAGCATTTAAAGTCACAAATTTCGCAAGTATAAGAACCGCGGTTTTTTCCATTAGGCATCATTGTATTGCGCCCTACGGGTCTTACACGTTTTACACATTTTATACATTTTATACAGTTTACGCGGTTTACTCGTTTTACGCGGTTTACTGATTTCGACGGAAACGGTTCAACGCTATTCATTGTCGCTTTCAACTCGACGAAATGCTCCTGTTCCTTTTGCCGTGCTTCATTGAGGTCTTTACAGTCATAGAATGCGATTATACCCATATTCCAGTTATCCCATCCACCGTTATTTCGTATGACTTTATATACCTTACAGTTGTGGCTTGGATTTTTACTATTCATACAAGATAGCTGATGCGCTTTTTTCCTCTGAACGAAATTGACCGTATGCCCTACATACACATCCTGGATATTCGGGTCTTTACACGTTATCTTATAGACAATCGTATTTGAATAATCTATGTCGGGTTTTGACATTTTCGTATAATTATTATACGAAAATATATTTATATACTCTTTAAGGGTCAATCCAATGCGCTACCACCGCCTCCGCTGCCATTGTGGGGTTCCTTATCAATAGCCACATTCTTCGCCACTCTCTTGATGACCTTGGCGATGTTGCCTTCCTTCTCCCCGTCGGTGGCTGCCTTGGAGAGTTTCATATACCTTTCATTCTCTCGGGTGTTGCTATTCATACAGCGCGGGTTGGCCTTCGCCCATTCACTCACCAGCGCCACATTCTTGTGTTCCACCGCCAGGACCGCGTTCACCATTTTCGGATGGTCGGGGCCGTCCCGTTCCCACTCATTGTTCTCCTTCACGTATAAGGTATCGCGCTTGACGTCGCTACAATGGACCGGGCGCTTGTATACGTCCGTCTTTTGGAGGTTGTTTATCAGGATGTTTGACATTCCCTTTACATAGCCATCACGTTCCACATTTTCCAGGTCAGTCAGGTTCAGTTGTATAGAATTCACGAAATCCTTCATATTCATTGCGTCTTTACATTTATCGTTGAGGAACACATTCATATTGAATGAGTTGTTGTTGGTGTTTGCGTTGATGGTGTTCGCGTTGATGGTGTTCGCATTGGTCGTATTGTTTGTGGTATTATTGGTCGTGTTTTGTTTCTCGGATAATACCCGTAGCACATTCACAATTTCCTGATTATTTTTTAATAACGTCATAAACATCTCCTGGGTTATTATTACATTCTCATTGGATGAGATGATATCATTCGGTAGGTTGGGGGCGGAGTGAGAGGAGGCTATAGACGATGAATCTACAATGTAATTCGTCTCTAACTTTTCTGACTCTTGTTGCTGTTTCGTCTGGTGTATCAGTTGACACTTTGCCTTATGTTGGTATATAGTTGTTCTAGACTTGAAAAGTCTGTTACAATATTGACACTGATAATGGGTTGGTTTAATGGGTATGCTCGGGGTAATTATAGCGGGGCAATCGCTGTCTTCACTTGTCTTGGGGTTGAGGTCCAGGTGTTTCCTAGATAACATATGGCGACTGTAGTCTTTTTTGTTGCTCGTAATGAAATAACAATTTTCACAATTGTAAATTACCGGCGTTTTATAACTCATCGTTGTCTTATTATACCCAAAGATAAAAATGGACAATAATGGACAAGAATGACGCACAGTCCCCAGAGCAGACCCATCCAAAAAGGTCAGTCACACGTTTTTTGTCCTGAAAATGCGTTTTGTGAGCGTTTCAGTAACAAGTGTGTTTTTTGATGTTTTGATTTTCTTTTTTTAAAAGTCTCCAGCGCAAACGGCGTTTTGGACATTTATACGGACAGAGGCAAAGGGAAAGACAAGTTCTTACCCCAACATATACCGAATCCCATAAATCCCACACCCGCCACAACCACCACACCATATATGGTAAGGAAATATTTTACCACTCAATAACCCAGTCTCCACCGCCCCCGGAGGGGGGTTGTAAGCCACTTCCCAATCTATAACTTTTGAATTTGAACCGAATATTTTCCTTCCATTCCCTTGGAAGCCTTGATTTTCTTTATTTCAAACGGATTATTTTCGGCCAGAAATCTCTCGAACATTCATTTTTGAGCCGATTATATTCGGCGGTTTTCTTTACTTCGTTCTATTTTACATATATTTATACCTTCATATTCTATAATCGTAAGTAATAATAGTAGCATTCCAATGTCCGCCGCCCCCCGTAAAGTCGTCGACGGGTTCATCTTCTACAATGAGCTCGAACTCTTGTCCTACCGGTTGAAAGTCCTGAACAACCTCGTCGACTATTTCGTCATCGTAGAAAGCACGCATACTTTCGTCGGCAAAGAGAAACCGTTGATTTTTAGGGACAATGCGGCCCAGTATGCGGAATACAGTCATAAAATCATTCATATTATCGTGGACGATATGCCGTATATCCACCCCAATATCAATATCGGCGCAGGCCAGCAGTGGAAAAACGAAGAATGGCAAAGAAACGCGATTGCGGCCGGATTCGCGAAAGTGTGCGGTGAATTATGTGAGTCGGATATTTTGATGATAACCGACTTGGATGAAATACCGGACCCGAATACGTTAAGACGTATCAAATACGGCGATGACGCTCCGTCGCTGATGTCGGATGTCGGTATCCGTATTCTTGGAATGGATTTGTATTATTACAATTTACACGTTCGGTATACGGATAAATGTGAATGGCCAAAAATACTTACATACAAATTTTATAAAGAAACGAATAAGTCGTGTAACCTGATACGCGGAATTACGGCTTGCCCTTGGATTGCGGAAGGTGGCTGGCATCTCTCGTATTTCGGCGATTATGAGTTTATGAAGAATAAGATAGAGAGTTGGTCGCATCAGGAATTGAATAATAGTGATACTACCAATGTAGCGAACATCGCAGACCGGGTGAATCGTGGGGTGGATTTATATAATCGGTCGTATGTATCGTTTCATAAAATTCCCATTAGGGACAATAAATATTTACCAGTGGATTATGATAAGTATTTGACAAAGTATTACACGGAATGATTCGGCGACGCCGCTGGATGGCCCTGGATGACGTTCTTCAGGAGTTCCTTGAGTATTTTGTTTTCCATAAGAATATACTGGATTTGTTCGGGGGTCACTGCCGCTGCGTTACACTTTTTAATGTGGCTATAAACCGATGTGCGCGACTTGAATTCCTTATTACATTTCGCACACTCTTGTTTTTTCGGGGGAGGCGGAGTTGCTTCTGTCGCATCCGTCCCCGGTGGATGATTCTCTAGATGCTTGCGTGACTTCAGATGACGCGTATAATCCTTTTTGTTCCTTGTTAGAAACATACACGGTTCGCAATTGTATATTGCGTGAGGTTCAGTCATTGTATATTGTATTGTATCGTATTTATCCTATTATGATAAACACGATATAATAATTGGGGGAGGTTGAACGAATGGAGGTCATTCCTTTTCAATTGATATAGTCTTCGCCACACGGTGTATGACCTTGGCGATGTTGCCTAGTGTTATCGCATTACGTATTTTCAAATACTGTTTGTTCTCGCGTGTATTGTCATTTATACAGTTTGGATGCTGATTCGCCCATTCTTCTATAAGCGCATCGTTCTTCTCTTCCAACGCACGGACGGCATTCACCATTTTCGGGTGGTCGGGTCCGTCCCGTTCCCACTCATTGTTATCCTTCACGTATAAGGTATCGCGCTTGGCGTCGCTACAATGGACCGGGCGCTTGTAAAGGTCGGTTTTCTGGAGGTTGTCTATGAGGATGTTTGACATTCCCTTCACGTAACCAAGGCGTCCTATATTTTCCAGGTCGGTTAGGTTCAGTTGAATGGAATTCACGAAGTCCGTCATATTCATCGCGTCTTTACATTGCTCGTTGAGGAATCGGTTCATATTGAATGGGTGGTTGGTGGGGGGGGTGGTTTGGCTATTTGACGTCCCGCCATTTTTATACATTTCCATCATTTTGCGATGTAATTCTGTGTTTTGTTGAAACAACATCGTCATCATATTCATAAGGTTCTTCGCCATATCATCGGATATTTGCGGTTCAGTAGTTCCTGGTGGAATGGAAGCGGATGGCGCAGGCGGCGGAGAAGACGATGTAACAACTGTCTTACACAAAGTGGTATGCTTGTAAACACTAGTGCGAGACTTAAATATTTTTTTACAACAGGGACACGCATAACCGTCTGATGTTTTTATAGGCGTAACGGCGCTTCCGCCACCGCCAAGATGCTTCTCTGTCAAAATATGACGGTCGTAGTCACGTTTACACGTTGTTACGAAATGACAAGGTTCGCAATTAAATATTTTGCTATGTCGGTTAGATGTTTGTATATTTTGATTATATGTTGATTTATTCACTACTACTGGTCTTACTGGCTTTACTGGTCTTACTGGCTTTATAATTCTTATGGTTCTTACCGGTTTTGACGGAAACGGTTCAATGCTATTCATTGTCGCTTTCAACTCTACGAAATGTTCCTGTTCCTTTTGCCGTGCTTCATTAAGGTCTTTACAGTTATAGAATGCGATTATACCCATACTCCAGTTATCCCACCCACCATTATTTCGTATGACTTTATACACCTTACAGTTGTGGTTTGAATAATTACTATTCAAACAAGATAGCTGATGAGCTTTTTTGCGCTGGACGAAATTGACCGTATGCCCTACATACACATCTTGGATACTCGGGTCTTTACACGTTATCTTATAGATAATCGTATTTGAATAATCTTTATCGGGAATTGACATTTTCGTATAATTATTATACGAAAATATTTTTATATACTCCTTAAGGGTCAATCCAATGCGCTACCGCCGCCGCCGTTAGTGTGAGATTCCTTATCAATCGCCACATTCTTCGCCACTCTCTTTATGACCTTGGCGATGTTTCCTTCCTTCTCCCCGTCGGTGGCTGCCTTGGATAGTTTCATATACCTTTCATTCTCTTTGGAGCTGCTATTCATACAGCGCGGGTTGGCTTTCGCCCATTCGCTCACCAGCGCCACATTCTTGTGTTCCACCGCCAGGACCGCGTTCACCATTTTCGGGTGGTCGGGGCCGTCCTGTTCCCACTCGTTGTTGTCCTTAACATACAGGGTCTCGCGCTTTACGTCGCTACAATGGACTGGGCGCTTGTATACATCTGTCTTTTGGAGGTTGTCTATGAGGATGTTTGACATTCCCTTTACATAACCATCACGTTCCACATTTTCCAGGTCGGTCAGGTTCAACTGGATAGAATTCACGAAGTCCTTCATATTCATTGCGTCTTTACATTGCTCGTTCAGGAACACATTCATACTGAATGAGTTGTTATTATTGTGACTATTTATACTTCCATTATCAACAGTTATATTCGTCATACCTCCGGTTGTAGAAGTATTTACAGTAGTATGTTGTGTTGCCTTCATCATTTCTATCATTTGTGTTTGTAGATTAGTATTCGTCATTATAGCATTCATCATTGTCATCATCATCTTCTTCATTTCTTGATTTTCATCATTACGATTTTTGATTTTGTTATTATTACTTTCATTAGGCGTGTATCTACGTATAATCTTATTTTTCGGTATTGAATCATCATCCGTGTCATCTGCCTCGACTTCGACATCTACATCGGGTTCGACTTCGGAAGAATTATCTAGAATTTGTTCGTTATAGACATCATCGTGTTGTTCGTGGGTATTGAACGCTACATCACCGTCTGCGTTTGTTTTTACTGTTTCATTACATTCTTGTCTGTGTCGCCATAATCCAGAATGATATTTATATGATTTCGGGCAATAATGGCATACATACAAATTTCTATTGTTTTCGGGTTTAATATCATTATTTTCAATTGGCACATATTTACATAGTTCATTTTGTTTACAGTATTTGACATAAGATGTTTCGAGATGAATCTGCTTTGTTGGGGCGTGAGTATTTTCTTTATTAGCCGGCGTTGACTTTCGATGTAAAGGTATTTGATTCAATGTTGCTTTATGTAATAGACCATATTCTCGTTCTTTATTTATTGCGTCATCAAGGTCTTTACAGTTTATATAGTCGATAATTTCCATTTTCCAATTATCCCAACCACCATTATTCCTTATCACTTGATATACATAACAATTATAGTGAAACGAATTGATATTTGTGCAAGATATCTTATGTGCATATTTTCTCTGGACAAAATTTGTCGTATGACCTACATATACATCTTGAATATTTTCATATTTACAGGTTATTTTATAAATAATTGTATTTGAGTAATCAATAGCTATTTTTGGCATAATCTTATAATAATCTTATAATAATCTTATAATAATCTTATAATAATCTTATAATAATCTTATAATAATCTTATAATAATCTTATAATAATCTTATAATAATCTTAT